CTAATGGTGACGAGGGGGGGGGATTCAAGTTGTGAAAGTTGGAACCCCTTCCGTTCGTTGCACGTCTCTGCGCTGGAGCATCTGCGTTGTCCCGGAAGGGGCCCTGCAGAGGTGGCCGGCAAGTTTCATTGACTTCCTAGATGGGTAGATCTCCTTTGAGAGGAGGTCCAGGTACCTAGGAGGCCTATAGCCAGGTTTGCGGGTAAATCTAGCGAGGGGAATCCCCCGATAGCGTCTACCCTGCATAACAATCCATTTGGAGAAAGGGATCGGTCGTTCCTTGAAGGACCCATCAACTTTATCAAAAAGGAAGGCATGTGAGTAAAGTGTCCCTATTACCTCACGGTAACAAGGACACGGGTCACTCGTCGAAATAGACCAGGAAAGACCTGCAAGAGCTAAAGTTAGCTTTCGAAGGTGATTTCCCGCAGAAGGAAAGAGGGAAGGCATCGAGAGTCCCTGGGTTAAAGCCCAACGGACTTTCATACAGTCCCTATGACGAACCTTAGTGCGATCTGAAGGGGGAGGAAGCCCAACCCCTCCTGCCCATCCGGGTAGGAAAGGGTTCAGCTTCTCCTTCGCAGCCATAGCATAAAGCTGTGGATGCGTCAGATGCGTAATCTTATTGAGCTTTGAGCAGTTGAATCCATTGGATAAAACTTGCCTTAAAGCCATCTGAAGATCTATGATCGGTACCGGACTGCCACTTGGATTAGCAAATCTAAGCGGGCAATGGGGGACCATATGTAAATTATGATCCTTTGTCAGCTTATAGTGCGTCTCGCAAAAGACGCCACTATCAGCTGAGCAAAAGGTCTTCTTTAGGTTCAATGAAAAGCCTACAGACGCCGAAAGACGTTGGTAAGTTTTAAATTGAACATCGGTCATGCGTGCTATGAGGTCGTCACCTCGAATTGCAAATTTCGAGAGTCCCGACTCCTTAGCAATAGCCCAATGAGTGAGAGATAGGATGCACCAGGTCACTGGCATCCCCATCATCGCACCACGTCTGTATTCGAGGTCATCAACGAACATGTCCTTCCAGACAAGTTCATGAGGAACCCGAAATTTATGGCAGAACCACTCAAGCCACTCATGGGTAAACCCATCAGTAGCCTGAGTGAAATCCGCAGAATAGATGCTACCTCGGCGGTCAACCGGAATAACCTTCGGTGGACTGCCTAGGTAGCGTGAGATTTGTTTAATCCGAAGCAACACATGCCAGAGTTTCCTCCGGTATCTGTGTGCTTCTGAAACAAGTTCAGGTTGTGAACATGTGACGACGCGGGTCTTATACCCCCGCTCCGCCAACACGGTCACCTTAGCACGG